GCTTTATTTGTCTTCTGGGCCTGGCTAAGTCGGTAGGCGTTAATCTTGTCGATTGCTGCTTTTGTCGGGGCGAAGGTTCCGCCGCCGCTTTGTCCGCCTCCCCATTTATAGCCGGCCTCTTGTTGGGTTACGCCCGCGTTCTTCCATTCCTCTGGCATCTTTCCGTCTGAGGTGCCTTGCGTAGTGCCGTAGGCCATCTTATGGTAGTAGCCGCCGCCTTTAACTGAGCTGTCGGCCGCTATTATCTGGTTATAATATTCTTCGTAGGCTTTGGTCTGCATATTTTGAAGGGCTAAAGCCTTAGCGCGAAGCTCCAGGGCCTTTACTACGGCCGTGGTGTTGTTAACAAAAACGTTGTCAGCGTCGGTTACGTTAGTTACGCTTAGCTCCAGGCTGTCAAACTCGGAGGCGTTCTGCTTTATCCATTCTTGTTTGGCTGCTGCATCCTTAAGTCGGCCGTATTCGCTCCGGAGTTTCTCGTAGCGGCCTACGAGGTCGCCGGTTTTGCTTGCTACGGTCTTGTGGTAGTCGTCGAAGGCTTTTTTAAGCGTCTCGTTTGCCTTTGTAGCTTCGGCGGTCTTCTTGTTGAATTTCTCAAAGAGCACTATAGCGGCGGTTATAGCCAGACTTAAGCCTACGGTTAAAGTTGCCATTAGCGCCTTAGCTGCGGCCGTAGATACGCCCAGGGCTGTAGCTAACTTATAATTGGCTACGGCTAATAACTCCTTCGCCTTCCTTACGGTTGTAAGCATAAAGGCGCTATCTTTGTTAACGGCGTTGGCTACTTGCTGCAGGCCGGTGGTTATAGCCATAAGGCTCTGGACTTTGAGCATCGCTTGTTGTACTTTGTCACTCTCAACGCCAAAAAGTGACATAGCGCCCTGGGCGGCGCTGAAGGCTCCGGCTACGCCGCCTATGCCGGTAATAAGGCCGGTTAGCTGGGCGTTATCGTCCGAAAAAATCTTAATTTGCGCCTGGGCGTCGGCTAAGCTATCGGCCAGGCGGCCGGCTTGCTCCTGGAGGGCCTTAAATTCGGCCGTCTCTCTGACGCCGACGCCCTGGGTTGCTTCCATCTCGGCTAACTGCTCCTTGCATCGGCGTAGCTGTGTTTTTAGCGATTCGGCGGCCTTCGTCTGGTTCTCCGTCGAAGTCTGCATAGCTGTTAGGCGCTGGCGCTCGGCTTCTATGGCGTCGAGGGCTTCGTAGCTGGCCGCTATGCACTCTTTGCGCTTTGCGATTTCCTGCTCCTTAGCTCTTACGGTGTCCATAATAGCTACGCTGGCGTTAAGGTCGCCCTTCTCGAAGGCGGCGTTAGCGCTGGCGCGTAGTGTTGTTATTTCTTGCTCCAGGGCTTTAATGGCCTGGCGGTATTCGCTTATCGTGTCGGAGGCTTGGTCTGCGTTCTTGTCTAAGTTGTCGAAGGCGCTTTTAAATGCCGCATCCATGACTTTGCCGCCGGCCTTTGAAGCATCGGCGAGCCCCTGGATCTCGTTTTTGCTATCCTGGACTATTTTTTTTAAGCTGTCGTTAGTCGCGGTAAAATCGAAAGATAGTCCGCCGCTGCTGATGTTCATATCTCGTTATCGGTTTATCTTGTTAATTAATGCCATAATCTCGTCGGCGTTGTCGTCGGTGAGTTGGACCTGGGTGTTATTGCTTGGCGTTTCCTCAATGCCGGGCGCGTCGATTAGCATCCTTTGGACGGTGCCCCAGGGTATGCCGTGCAATAAATAATCTAAGGGCCAGCCGAAGTGCGCGCATACCGATCCGCGGCGGCCGTGTGGTGATTTTAAGCCGGTTGTTCTACTCGATTGGTCATCGGGTCGCTGGTGCGTGTTGCGCTCATCAATCGCGTAGAGCTTATAAAATCCCCTAAGTTGCTTACGTTGGTTATTAAAATAGCCAGCGTTAAAAGTTCCGAAGGCTTTATAGCGTGGTAGAAGGTGTTAGCCAGGCGCTGCAGCTTAGCATCGTCCGGTTTATAGCTGAATACGCCGCGGCGCTCCGTGGTTATATATAAGTCTTCGCCTAATACGGCTACGGCTACAACTTCGGCCATGCGTCGGGCCTCCTTCTTGGCCAGGGCTTTGGCGGTGTCTAAATAGTCGCGGTCGTTTAGCTTGGTTTCGTCGATCTCCATCTGGATCCAAAGGGCGCTAAGTCGGTCTAAGGTCGCCAGGGTTGGCTCCTGGACCTTAAAAGCTCGCTTCTCCTTAATGACTTCGCGGCGGCGAAGGTAGCCCCAAAAACCGGGGCGGCGTCGCTTGTAGCTTACTTCTACGTCGAAGGTTAAGCCCTCGTTAATCATGTGTCGGAGCTCGTTCTGCTCGCGCTCTAAATTGGCCTTCTTCTCGTCGGTGGGTTGGCTCATTGTCTGGTGCTATAAGTGTAAAGCCCCGTAAAATTGCTTTTAGCGGGGCTTTACGGTCGTTTATTTATTAAGTTGGACAGCTCGCGGTGGTTAAGATGCCGAATACTTCTTAACGTAAATCTTCTTAACGCCGGTAGTTGATGGCTTAAGTACCGTTACGGTAATTTCCAACAGCATGAGCCCGGACTTGCTAAAGGCTCCGTTAAGTTTGGCCTTTACTTTTCCTCGTGCGATGTGGAATTGTAGGCCTTTTTTCGGGCTGATGATTACGCTCTTTTCTACGGTCGCTACGGTGTCGGGGTAGCCCCAAATTTCGTTAGCGATTTCGCCGCCGAAGCAGGTTTTAAGGGTGTCGAGGCTCGGGTCCATCACTGAGAAGGCAAAGGTAGTTTTGCCCGGCTGGTTGATTTCGTCGATTGCGTCGTCTTCTTCCTCCGAATAAAATTCGGTGTCGGTGCCGTCTTCCTGCTGCATCTGGGCCGTGTCCTTATAGGTTAGGCCGAGCGCGCTGTAGCCGGTGTCTTGGAAGGCTTTAGAAGCATCGGTTAGCTCGTCGCCGAGCTTAATGCTGGTTAAGCCGAGGGTTACTGGGTTGGGCATAGTTATAATTTGTTTAGTGAATATTAAACTTAATTCTTAAATTACGGTAGTGCTGGCGCGCTGCCGTCTCGCTTAGGAGCGTGTCGCTCTCTATCCACATTTCTAAGTCGTCGGGGTTAAGTTCTCTTAGGAAGGCTTTAACCTGGTCCCCTATCTCCTGGAGCCTGGGGCGGTTCTGCATGGTCTGCTCGGTGCCGCGGATTTTAACCTTCACGTCTGGGACGTAAATATTAATATTCGCCGTTGCGTCCTGCGGTTTGTCCTCAGTGATCGCTATAGTCTTAAAGGTTATATCTTCGGTTTGACTATCGGCGGGGCGGTCGTCCTCCGGGCAAATAATGCCGTTAATCTCTATTAGGCCTTCGGCTTTTGCCTGGGCCAGGAATTTATAGAGGATGTCGTCGGTGTCTATGCTGCTGCACTTCTTCATGAGTTCCAGTATTCTATGACGGCTTTTTTAATGTCTTCTAACTCTACTTGTAGCCATTCTCCGGCTCTCTGCTCGGCGCTGGTTAAAACATCGCGGCCTTTGCTCTCAACGTAAACGGCGTAGTACATGCCGGCCGTTACTACTAAAGCGGTGCCCTCGGTGCTCCCTCCTACGCTGTCGGCTAAGCGCTCGCCTTCGCTGGTTCCTTCCGCCGTTCCCTCGTAGCTGCTCGTTAGTTGCCGGCCGTCTTGGTAAACGGCGTAGCCTATCGAGGAGCGTAGGTTGGCGGTGCGGTCTTTGAAGCCTCGGCCTCCCATGTCGGGCGGCGGTATGCTTCGCGCGTAGGCTACGGCTTTTTCGCCGATGGCTTGTAAAGTCCTTACGGTCTCGTCTTCAATGAAGCCGAGCAGCGCGTCGAATTTTTTTTGAATGTCGGCGGCTGTAAAGTTCGGTTTTATACCCATAGCCTCGAATGTAGGCGGCCCCTATCGTATTTTAAGCAGGTGCCGGTGAGCCTAACGGTCCCTTTGTTAACTAAGTCCTTAATATATTGGTCGTCGTCGAGCTTGGTGGTGTCCAGCTCGCTCTCTGCTACTATTACTTCGGTGCCTTCCGTTATGCGCTCCGTTACGCCCTGGGGGATGTAAACGGCTGAGCTAAACGTCGTGAATTTGCCGCCGGCGGTGGCTATTGTCGTGCCTTTGCCGTTAGGTTCCTCGCGGCAGCTGCTAAACTTCGCCCAGGTTCCGGGGCTTGCGCTCCATCCTCCGTGCTCGTCTTGTACGGCTTCGCCCTCGCTGGTCCTCTTGTAAAGGAGGTGCGGGTATTGACTATTAACTACGGCTGTTACGTCTACCATCTGTTACTGCGGTTTTTAACTCGCGGCTTGTCGGCGGGTGTTATCCCTAACTCGGCGCAGGTCTGGTTGTACCAAAATTTAATAGCTTCCCAGTTCCAGCTTACGCTGTAGCCTCCCTCGCTAACGTTGGCTAAGGGTATGACGGCCGCAAACTCGGCGCAAAGGGCGCGCTTCGCTATCGCGGTGTCTACTTTCGCGTCGGCGTCCGGGATTAAGTCCTCCCGGTTAACGAGGATCAAATCTACATCAGTGGCCTGGATTCCGAAGCGGCTCGCTGTCTGGGTAAACCATTCTTTATAGGTCATAGCTATTAGGGGTTATCGCCCGGGCGCTCTCGGTTAGGTGGGCGCCCCGGCGTTGTTTGTTAGTGGCTCCAGCTGGTGTTAGCGGTGTCAAGGAAGTAAGAGCGCTGGCTAAGGGTCCAGGCGGGGAAGGCGTTGGCGATGCCCATTGTCACTTCCTCGAGGGGTTCCTCGTTAGCGAATTTCTTGATAAGCGTGTGGCTGTTCATAGCCTTAATAGCTACGGAGCCTTTAACGCTGGCGTCGGCGGGCTTTTTCCAGAAGGTGTTACCCAGGACTTTGCTCTCGCTAAACATCACTACGTTATCTACGAAGGGGTTACCGCTAAAGGGTCGGCTTCCGTCGGCGAGCTCGATGGTGATGTCTTGGTCGATTACCACAATTTGAAGGCCGCGAAGGTAGGGAAGTTTCTTAAGCGCTGCGTTAAGGTCTTCTACGCTCGGGGTCTGTTGAATGTTAAGGGCGTTGTTAGCGAAGCTGGCGGCCATGCGCTGTGCCTCGTCGGTTTCGGCGAGGGTGGCGAAGGTGTCCAGGTTCATGAAGGCGTATTTAAGGCTTACGCCTTTGCTCTTAGCCTTCTTAACAATCGCTTTGAAGTCCTGGCTAATTGGCTTAGCTGTTTGGGGGTTGAGCCAGCTGTTGGCTGTGCCGTCCTTCTGGTCGGCTGGGATCTGGTAGTCTACTTCGTATTCGCTAATAACGCTAACGTTATTGTCGGCGGTTACTGGTATCTTACCGAGGCTAATTGACTGGAGGGCCATCCACTCAATGCGGGCGGCTACGCCGGTCCAGCAGAATTGGGTGTCCTCTGCCCAAAATTCAACGAGGGCGCGAAGGTCCGGGTTTTGGCTGGTCATGGCGATCATGACGTCGTACTCGGTTAGTTCCTCGTCGTTCTTGGTGCGCTTAACGGCGATTTTGGGGATGTCGCCCTGGATGCGCGCGATTGCTTCGCGGGTCTTGGTGTCAACACTTGCGCCGCGGGCTACGAGGTCGGCAGCGATGCGTAGGCCTGCTTGTGCCTCTAACGTCTTCCATGTTAGGGTGTAGTTCTCCTTAATAGGGAATAACGTAGGGTAGTAGAAGTCCTTAAGCTCGTAGCTGTTAATAACGGCGGCCATGTCGCGCTCGTTAAGTCCGCGCATTAATGTCTGTATCATCGTTATTGGGTGCTAAGGGTTAAATAAATACTACGGTGGGGAGGGCGCTGCGTAGTCCGTCAGAAGCGGCGGGGCTAACGGCGGCCTTAAATTGGCCGATGGTTACGGCTGCTACGAAGTGGTTATTAAGAGCCTCAACGTTGTAGCTGTCGCCGGTTACGGCTTTGGGGGTGTACTTAAAAGCGGCTTTCGATGCTGCTTCGGCTGCGGCTTGCACCAGGGCGGCGCCTTCGCTAAGTGCTGCGCCCAGGGTTGTGCCTACGGTGATTTCGTCGTAGGTGGCGTCGCTGGTGTTGTCGATTGCGGTGATGGCGTATGCCTTGCCGCCGGCGTCGCTGGTTACGAAGTCGCCTACTTTGAAGTGATGGCCTTTGGCTACTTTGTAAGTAGTCGCGGTGGCGGTCGCTTTTTCTACGAGCTTCGCCGTCTTGATAAGGTGGTAAAGCCCGGCGCTGTCTGAGCCGATGTAGCTTCCTTCTTGAAGGATGCCGCCGGCGATAAGGTCGGCAGCGCTAACGGTTACGCCGTTAGGAATGTCGGCCAGGTTATGTGTGCAGGCGTGTGCTGTGCGCGTGTCCTGCTTGCGGTCGATTCTTAAGCTCATAACTTGTTAATTAATCGGGTTAATTAAATGGTCTTCCCGGCGAGCGGGTTCTCTTTGCCTTGAGCGGCTAAAAAGCTGGTTACGGCGTCGCTAACTCCTTCTTTGTTCACGGCTCCAAAAATGGGCTTAGGTCCGCCGAGCCCGGCGTCTGCCTGCTCTTGCTTAATTGCTGCGATGTCGCCCTTTGCTTCCTCGAGGTAGGTGTTAAAGTCGTCCGCGGTCTTGAAGCTGTTAGCGCGATCGAAGCTGCGGAGCATCATTTCGCGCTGACGGCCTTTAATCTCGGCCTTGTCTAATTCGCCCTCGAAGGTTTTGCGGTAGGCTTCGGCAGCCTCCTTAGCGGTGAAGGTATTAGTTAAGCCCTCCAGCCGCTGGTCGATGAGTTTGCCTATTGCCTCCAGGGTTATCGCTTCGGGCTGGGGCTTGGGCGGTTCCGGGTCGCCTGGCTTCTTCTTCTCTACAAAATCGTACTTTTCTTTAAGGCCGTTTTCGTAGGTTGTTTTAGCTCGGCTAATTTCGGCGTCTGCCTTCTTTCGCCAGTCCTGGATGAAGCCTTTAACCTTCTCGTCTGTTAGTTTGTCGATAATTGCTTCGGCTTCCTCCTTGCTCGAGCATTGTAGGGTTAAAGCTGCCGCCAGCTGCTCGAGTCCATCCTTTCGCGCGCCTTGAAATTTAGCTGTAAGTAGCGCTAAGAGTTCTTCTATTGTCATGACTAAATAGTAAAATCGGGGTTAAAATCTAATTTGTTGCAAAAATAGCGTATTATCTTAATACGCCGTTAACGGTTTGGGGTTAAGTTATGAATATTTTATTGTTACGGTGGGGTCGTACCGAAGTATTACAATTTGTTACAATTTAGAATAATGCCGGGGCGTGATTTGGATTTTGCCTTTTTTGAGCGTATATTTGCGTATTATTTAACGCTTTAGCCCCTCTGTTATGGTTAAGAATGCACTTAAAAGCCCTTCCTTTGCTGATAGCTATCCGCTGGTTCAGCAGTTAATAGGCTATGATGCTGCCGTGGTGCACATGTTCCCGCCGCATCCGTTGGCCGTGGCTCCTTCTTCGGAGCTTGGCCTAAGTTCTAAGCTCTCTTTTGCTGATCGCTCGCGCGTTAACCAGGCCTTTGCTATTAGGAAAAAACTAAATAAATTATTATCTCGCCATGTACATCCCGAAAATTAATACTACTACCGGGCGCGCGCCTATTACCGTGCTTCCCGATGCGCTGCTCCTTGAAGCCTACTTAAATAGTGACGCTTGCGCCGAAGATAAGGAGTTAGCCCGCTGGCTCCTGGACCTGGAAAAAGAAAAAGCCGGCCAGGTTCTCCGGTCGGCTCTTGGCGAAGGCGGCGCGCTGGTGCCGGTCTATGAAGGCTTAAACCAGAAGGCCCCGAAGGGCGGCGCCTTTGTTTGCACCATTCCCGATGGGGCGCTCTACGTTTTAACAACTCTTTAAAAGCCCATAAAAACTCGTTAAAAACTGTATAAACTCGTTAGGGCTGTTTAAAGGTCTTAACCAGGGCTATCATCTCGGCATACTCCGTCGGCATCAATACCTTGAAGGCCGTGTTACCTATATAGGCATTCTCGAAGCAGTGAGCTAAATACTCGTGTTCCTTCATGCCCGGGTATTTAAAATAACTTACGCTATGACCATAGCCTACGTCTTGGCGGTTAACTAAACTTCTTAACGTGTCCATTACGCAGCAAATTTGCTCGAGGGCGTCCCCTTTTGTTAAGCCGTAGCGCTTAAAAATCGGGTCGTCTTCTTTTTTGTTGCGAAGCCGGTTAACGATGTTTTGTATCTTTTGGCTTAGCGTAATTATATACATCTGGTTAACCTCTACCTTCTCCTTCTTGGTTGTTGTTTTGTAGGTGTCGGTCTCGGCGTCGTAGTGGCCTTCGATGGTCCGTTTGTAATAAAAGCCTTTGGTTTTCTTCCTTAGCCTGGCCAGCTGCTCGTCCCTGGTCTTGGTTACTTCGGCGTCGTGCAGGAGGCCTTGTTGGTCGGCTATCGCGTGGCCAAACTCATGGTAAATTACGGAGCGGCGCTCCCATTGGCTATCCTTGCCGCGGTCGCTAACGTTAATTACTACCTTCATGCCTCGGGCCGTCTCGTAGCTTCCTTTGCTGTTGTTCTTGGTAATTACGAGCGTTGGCTGGGTCTTAAGTAGCTTAAAAAAGTCCTTGTTAAATTTGTAGTCGTCGCCGTAGTTGGCTAAGTAGCTGCCGCCGTCGTGGAGCTCGTCCGGCATGGTGTCGGGGTAGTCCTTCGGTGTCGCTGCTTCCTCCCTGGCTATGGTGTCTTTAAGGTTGGCCCAGGTGGTCTGCGCGTCTTTTAGCCCCTCGGTTAATGCCTTAATAGCGTCGCCGTAGTAGCGGTTAAGGTCGTAGCTATTGGCGCTAATAATGCCTTCAAACTTGGCGCTAAAGGCGTCCCAGTAGATTTTGCCATACTTAGACTTGTAGCCCTTACCTTTGCACTTGGTTAGGAAGGCGCGAAGGCTCGCCGCTGCTGCCAGCCAGTCGGCGGTGCGATCCTCGGCGGTGGTCTTAAGCCTGGTTACTTCGGCCTTAAGCGGTGCGCTTTCGCCGGTTGCTCGTAGCGGGTCCAGGCGGCTAATATCGAGGCCTAAAGCGTAGGCCTTCTTTTTTAGATCGTCTATCTCGGCGTCGTAAAGGGTGCAGGGTGTCGGCGGGGTGTTAGGCTTGGCCGCTGTGCCTCCTACTGGCTGGGTATGTGGTACGGCCGAAGATAGGCCGCCGGCTATGCGGCCGCCGTTAAAATTGTCTCTAATATAATAGGGTTGGGACGCCCAGCCCTCGCTTCGCTTGGCTATCGCTTCTATATGTCGCGTAAAGGCGTCCGGGACGGTGTTAACCTGGTTAGCCGAAGGCATAGCTTTGTAGGCTTCCTCGTTCATGACGGCGCGAAGGCGGGCGCGGCGGGCGCTGTGCATCTCGTCGTCGCTCTGCAAAATCGGCGTAATTACGCATCGGCAGTTAGGGTGCCAGCCTACAAATTTAAAGGTTTTGGGGTAGTCGCCGGCTAACTCGTTGCAGATGTCCTCTAACGGTTCTAACTCGCCCTTCCGGTTCTTGATCGTGTGGTTGTTGCTTAGGCTGATCCGGAGGCCTACTACGAAGTCTAAGGTTTGCCAGCGCTGCCAGTCGGCCTGGCGGTAGGCCATGTTAATCTCGGTGCGGGCTAAGCGCATCGCGTTCTGGGCACTGCTGCGGTAAACGCCGCGGCCGGGGTGGTATGCTGCCGCCGCTTTGCTCAGCTGTAGATTGCCGTATTTGTCCCTAACTCGTCTAAAGAGCTTGTTAGGCTCGTTTAGTAAGCTCCTAACGTCGCGGCTTAGTTCCTGGGCGCTGCGCCCCTCGCCGAGGGCTATGTCGATGGCCATCTCCATTTGGCTCGTAAATTGGTCGGTGTACTTCCAAACTCGCGCGCTTAGGTCCATGCCTTGCACTTTTCGCCCCTGGAAGGCGGCGAGCCCTTCCAGGTTGCGGTCCTCATATTGTTTAATCTCGTCGGCGGTTAGCTTGCTCCGGTCTAATACGGTGCCTAAAAAAGCGTCGGCGCGGTAGGTCGCCGCCAGCCATTCGCTACGCTGGCCGGCTTCTATGACCTTCTTAACGTTGGCCGTTAACTCCTGGGCGAGCGCTGCCGCCTTCTTCTTGGTGGTCGGGTAGTCGTCGAAGGAGAAGGGCTTGTTAGGGTCCGGAGCAAATAATGACCCGGCCAGGCTCGCGTATTCGCGCGCGGCCTCGTCGTAAATCTTGTTAACCTTGCGGGCGTAGCCGTCGGTCGCTTTTATGTGCTTGCGGTCGGCATCCTGGAGGCGTATTAACGCGGTTTGGCGGTCTGGCTTCTTTGCCATAGTTATTTTGAGCTAATTTTGCGTCTCTCGGCGTTTGCGCGTCGAGAGGTAGAATTTATCCATTTACAAATTTAAGTGGCTTAAATCGGCTTAAAATGCGTTATTAACTTGCAGTATTAGAGCCGCTTAGTCTATAAGCGTAGAATTAAGCCGAAATTTTTAGCTTAATTCTACGTCGGGTTAAAATGTGGGTTCCCCTTCGGTGAAGCTGTTGGCCCGGTCTTCTTCGGCTTGTATTGCTTCGAGCTCGGCGTCGGGGTCGTCGGTCCAGCCCAGGCGCTTAACCGTAGTAGCTTGGCTGGCTACGGCCTTGCCTCCGTTTGCGGCCGTTAATACGGCTATCTTGCTGGCGTCGTCCTCAATAATGTAGG